ATAGCTGTCCTGTTGCTCTGCTGCATCTTTGTTTCCGTAGTACATATAGATGTCAGTATCGCCATTACTAACGCTTGGAAGTTTGACAGCAAACTGCGCGTCAACGTAACTGCCCGCAGCTGGATAAGCCTGGATGCCAGTAAAAATATTCGTATAGACGACATAAGCACCGTGCAACCATAGACACTGAAGCTCTGTATTGTGTCTATTCTGTGGAACGACGGGCCTGAAATTCTTTCCGCCTGTACTGATTGCTGTTGCAATCCATGTCGTGCCGTTGTCAGTTGTATACGCCTTGAAGATTGTATGCTTGCCACCGCTGACAGCGGAATAGTAAACTGTGTGTGGATCGATAGTATCGAGATATGCGCTGCCAGTGTAGTGACCCTGAGTAGCTGAGCCTCCGATGCCTTCGCCCATATTGACGACCTCAGTATTGACCCATGCAGAGCCAGTCCATCGTCCGTACATCAACCACTGTTCCTGGTCAGAAACGTACTTGCCGAACAAAATCCGAGGCAGGCCGTGGTTGTGATGGATGTTGATTATTTGGCCCTTGTCGTTTGTTCCTGCAGAATCATATGCTTTCGTGCTATTTGCTGTTCCAAATGGCAGTGTTACAGCTCCGCCTGCCATGTCTGCATATGAGTTCGTTCCTGCTGTATTGGTTATCACGCCAGTGTAAATATCGCTCACGCCAGAGCCAGCGCTTTCCAAGTTGTCTGGGTGAAATGCAATATAGATTTTTGAATTCTCAACATCCACAGAAGCATGGACATAAGGGTCAGAGCTTGCGACACTGACCAGTGTAACAGCAGTCTCCCAAGTTGCCCCGTTGTCATCGCTCCACGTCATCTTTGTTGGCCTAGCTCCTGCCACTGCTGCAGAGCGCCAAAGTAGATACAGTCTTGAACCCATTTTATATGGTCTAACATAGGTATATTCAGTGTCTAGGCCTAACGCTGTTTCAGTTCCCCATGCAGAAATGTCTTCAGGGCTGGACGACTTGCGGTAGAACGCAGTAGATCCAGAATGTTCCGCATAAAATACCATGAGCGTTCCGTCCGAAAGAACCGTGATAGTCGGGTTGCTGTGGTCATCAAGCTCGTAAGCAGACTTCAACGTGAATTCTGTCCATGCTTTCGTAGTATGATCGAACTGGCCAATTTTCATGTCACCAGCCTTGTGGACTGTGCATACGTATGTGCGATCATGAGTTCCGACATAATGCACTGATTCAAACCTGTTGTGGACAGTCCAAGCGCCGTCTGTTGTCAGCAGCTTCGCAAAATCACCACGGACATGAGAAAGTTTTGTGCCTGCTATGTCGGTGAAAAGAACATCCCTGCCATCATCACGCGCATAACTAGCTAGGCTGGTATCATCAGAAATCAAGACATTCAGTGGAAAATTAGAGAGTTCTGAATCAGCGAGACCTGAAACCGTGATGCGCTTGCGTGCCTGCCAAGCGCCCTCAGAAGTTTTGTACCAATATGGGGGCCCTAAAAACGGTGGCTTTTTCTGTATAATCGTCATTCGCTACAATTCAGAGTAACCTATGTTAAAAAGATTGTTGATAAAGATAAATAAAAGTAGGTGGTATGTTTGCATAGTGGCCGTAACGCTGGAAGACGCACGAGAAAATGAGCTGCAAAAGATTGATGAACTGCTCGCATCAGCAGAGCAAGATTTTAAAAAAGCCTTGAAAATCTGTGATCGTATTTTAGATGTCTAGCCTATCGCGTAGTCGGTTGATTTCATGGCTCTGGACATTCTGCCGCTCTTCCAGACGCGCGAATCGTTCTCGAACTTCTGTGATTTTGTCTGCGCCTTCTTGCAATGCTGTATGCAGTTCTTCAATATCTTTCTTGCTCACTAACTCGCGTCTGCCGCGTGTCTTTACGTACACTGTGATGATGCTTGTTGCAGCACCGATTACGGCCGCGCCAAGAAGGACTACAGCATCTTCCAATATGTTAACCTCTGAATGGCTAAAACTTAAAGTTTGTTTCGATCATAAGACAGCACCAACCTGGAATGATATAGTACATTTGAATGTCAGCGGTTTGTCGCTTGCCATGATACAATCTATTTCAGTTATCACGCCAGTCCGTTCGAGAGTACTACCACCACCAAAATCTAGTGTCAGGGTGTAAGTATCTGTAATCTGATCTGTTCCTTTCGACCACAGCGTGTTGTAGAGATATAGAAACTGTCCAACTGCGCTGGTGACTGGTGAGCCTGTGCCACTGACAACGCTTGTTGCTTCCTCCACCACATCGTATTCGAAACTGATCGTCATTTGCGGCCCTAATACTTTGATCAGTATCGCGTCTTCTTCGTCACCTACCACATCCGCGATTGCATCTGCAGGATTCTGACCGCGTATTGTTAGGTTGCTAAAATTGTTGATTGTGAGAACAGTTGCAGAGCTATTTTTGTTAATTGTTATTGGCAATCATTTCCACCTCACTTCATACAACACTTCATCACAGACGGGGCAGCCAAGAATGATATGATCAGATTCTTCTAGTAGGCTAGCTGACTGAAACAAGACTATAGCATACGAAATATCAACACGTGTAATCTCGTGATCATCTTCGAACTGTACCGAAACATTATTACCCTTGAGTCTTGCCTCCCACGCAGCTTTTTTTGCTGCACGTTCTGCAGGAGATGGAAGTATTGGGGTATTATTCTCTGAATTTCTCCGCAGTGGGATTTTTTCTAGGACGCGCATTTGATGTGCTATTGCGTTGATCGCTGCTGGTGGTGTACAGCGATGTCCGCATGAACATAGAAAACTTGCAATGTTGACCATCCGCTTAACCAAGGTTTCTCACATCCCAAAGAAACATCCTTCCAATCGAGCCGTCTCCGCCAGTCCCGCCGCTGATACCGGTGTTAATTCCTGCGCCGCCAGTACCACCAGTACCGCCTGCTACAGACACAGTACCATTGAAGCGTGGAGAAATCACGGCTACTATTCCACCGCCACCGCCGCCGCCTCCTCCGCCGCCACCGCCACCTCTATCACCTGTCGCGCTGGCATTCGTTCCATTCGCGCCGTTACTTCCTATCGCTTCCAACGCAAACGCAATGACACTATACGACAAGATCAAGACTAGCCCGCCAGCCGCGCCGCCTGCGCCGCCATTGCCACTGGTAACGCTTCCAGTTGTACCGCCAGTTGTAGGGTCGCCGCCTGCGCCGCCAGTACCACCAGCATCAACAAAACTACCGCCGCCTCCTCCGCCGCCACCGCCTACACCTCCAGAGCCGGTCGTGCTGCCAGAACCACCATTTGCACCCGCACCGCCATATATCCGATACCGGCTGATCTGACCCAGAGACATCAAACCGCGAATGCGTCTGCTGGCTTCGTCGACGCTAAACGTGCCGCCTCCAACACCTCCGTTTCCAGGCGTACCGCCAGTATTATTTTGTCCGACAGCAGCAATAGCCGGACTTGTCACACCCTCGATGACTGGCTGCGCGACGGAGTTAGTTCCAGCAGCATTAGCCTTGACGGTCCCAGAGCCAATTGAGATGCGCGCTATAACGAATACAGAACCGCCAGCCGTGCCTTTTTGGTTGCTTGCGATGGCCCCATTGAGTGTAAGCTTTTGTCGCACAAAGATAGCCATGCCAGAATTGCCAGACAGCGTCTTTGTGTTGTTTACTGTCAAGCTCTCGTATTGCTTCAAGTTGGAGGATCCCAGATCAGTATCAACAGAGATTGTTACCGTTCCATCTTGTCCATTCCCAAACTGTATGGTCATAGATTCACAGTCTCCGCGATACTCGCTACCGTTGTGCGTGAACGACCCTTGTCCGCTATCCCAAAAGTTTCACCGCCACCTCCCGCACCGCCTAACACAGAACTTAACGCGGCTTTGATTGTGTTCCAGATCAGGCTTGGGACGTTGGCTAGTGCGCTGCCAAGGTTTGTCACCAATGTGGTGAATGCGCCCAAAATCATATCTGGTACTCCAGACAGAAAGTTCCAGATCGTCTGCCCAAAGTCCACAAAAATCTGAAATATGATGCTTGGTATCGATATGATTTTATTCCAGAGTTCTTGGCCCCAAGTGACAAGTATAGACCAGATGACGCCAGGCAGGTTTATCATTCTGTTATAAAGTTCTTGGCCCCAAGTGACAAGTATAGACCAGATGACGCCAGGAAAGTTTACGATCTTGTTGTAGAGTTCAGTACCAAACATGATGAATGCGGTTTGTATACCGCTTGGCGCATCTGTCAAAGTAGCGCTCACATCTTTAACAAATGTATCCCACGTCGTCTGAAGTGTGGTGGTTGCAAGTGAGAATCCTGCAGAGATGTCACCAGGATTAAAGACGCCTGCCAATTTCTCAATTAGTCCAGTTGGATCTAGCCAAGTTTTTGCGTTTGCTAACGCTTCTCCTACAGCCTTGCCATAATTGCGAAAGAATGGAGCGGCAATCTTATAAAATGGAATGGCCAGCTTAAGGAGTGCTAAGGCGAGTGGTCTGAGCGCGAGGCCAATAAAATCTCCAATAGGCTTGAAAAAAAGCAACAAACTAGTTTCAAAGAGTTTAAACAAACCTTGCAGATGACCCGAAGACTTTGTAAGCAGGTGGACTATTGTTCCAATGCCGAGACCGATACCTGCAAGCTTGAGCAGTTGCGATCCTGCTATTTTTTCCAACCCGCCGAAAATTACAGAACCGCCAGCTAGAAAACCCGCGCTTGATGCAATAGATGATCCGCGTCTTCCACCTCCAGGACTCAACCCGCCAAGACTCTCGAGCTTCTTTACTGTGCCGTCATCTTTAACATGAACCGTAACTGTGTAGTTTCGACTGCTCATTTCCTGCTCATCTCCTCTTCCATGCGATAGTGCTCATCTATTAGCATCACAATCATTTTTTTCAAGGTTGGATAGTCAAACTCCTCGTCTACCTGGCGCTGGCTAAATCCAAGCTTGAAGGCTTCGAAGTAGATTCTGTCTGCGAAATCATATCCTTGAACTTCTTGCCGTACATTGCGTTTCCTTGAATCGATAAAAAAGCCTCATATGGAAACAAGCCTCCAAGGATTTCTGTCAGCGGCTGGTAAGTCTCAAAGTAGTCAAGCGCGCGGATTGCATCTGGATCTTGCACTTTCCACGGGGCCATGGTAATCAAGTTGGTTGCAAGCCCGATAATGTATTCGTCTAGATCGATTTCTGGCATTGTCTGACCGGGCTTTTGCCGTGATACCATCTTGCTTATTTTCATCATGACGCCAGCATTGGGGCGATCGTTGATTTGTATAGCCTGTTTCTGTCCTTGATATTGAATTTCAAATGCTTTCACCATTTTCTCATCTCCTTATGGCGGTGTGCTCGTATTATTGACTGCAATAACCTGTACGTCTCTTGCGGTCCATGGAATGTCTTCGACGATTAGCTCGTATTGGTCTACTGGCATGTCAAGCTGACCAAGTCCGAGACCTGTAAAAGTCAGTTGTATGCTTCTTTCGTTTGTACCCGATAGCCCATTTGTGAATTTCAAGCGTAGTGTGTTGTTCGTTGGCTCTGTCCGTGCCCTAACATTATTCCACCAAGTATTGTCTTTTACCGTCACAGTGAATTTGCCTGACAGCTCTAATCTGCCTTTATACGCATTGACTGCGTTAGCAGAGTTGGGCTCGTAAACCATACGGATGTTTGGGTTTATCATGCACTCAAACGACTGGACTTCAGCGAGTGGAGTGCCGGACGGGTTTTCAAGTGTGGCGTGGACCATGGTGTAAGGAAAAGCGATGTCATCGGTAACTACTGAAGCATCAAGGCTTGTGCCAGCAGTTGTCGGTGTTGCCCCAAACTGGAAATTGCCTTTTACTTTGACGGTCTCGTTGAGTGCTGCAGAAATCCCGATGTCACGCGCTGTACATCTCTGTAGTTGCAAGACTCTGTCCGTTGTGGTATCTATGCCGAGCTCGGCCGTAAAAGCACGCACTGTCTTGCTATCGTCGTATGTATGAGTATATGGACCTGCACCAGTTGTCCCGGCGGCAGACAAGACAGTATCGAAAAACCAAGGACTGCTCAGGTCCCAATCAACAGACAGTGTTCCCTCGAAGCTACCAAAAGCAAACTTTTGGACAAGTGGAGTATTCAGGTCACCAAGATCGAACTTATTTTCGTTGATAGAAAGGCCTGAAACCTTTTGGTTGATGCCAAAAGCGCGTGTCGCTGCACCTGCTGATAACGGCGTTGTGAAATTGGACTGCATACCATATTCGATATAGGCTGCTATGCCAGAGACACTCAAGCTTTAGCCTCCTTTTTTGAAAAGTAATCAACGCTGTCTCTACACGTACACGGCTTGTCTGTTTTTTTCTGCCCGCCCACGACATGAAAACTCATAGGGGCATAACAAAATACGCATTTGCTAGGAAAATGTTCCTGCGCCATACCACATACTACCAAGCAGGTTTCTGTGAATGATGGTGATAGGAACTATCAGCTTGCCAGGACTTTCAAGAGATTAATTTCTAACGTGCCAAGAAATATCCCGCGCTCTTTGACGTACCTAGACCGCGTAGTCTGAACAACTGTACGCGCATAGCCTGCCTGCCGTGCGTTAGCCTTGATTATTCGCGCGGCTTCATTGAGTAGTTTCTTGAAATGGTCATATCCCACTGTTGGGCTCCCGAGTTTTGTAGTCATCACCTCAATAGTAACCATGACATCATGATAGAAATCAAGGGCGTACATGCCTGTCTTGACCGTCTCAGCATCATACTTTAGATAGATAATGTCATGCATGCCGAAGTCGAGGTCTTCCCAAGGTGTGCTAAGATTATCGGTGATACGTGGAGTTCTACCATCTGTATTACTGCTGGTCCAATTTGCAGACAAAAGCGTCACGAGGTCTGTAACGCTACCCAGCCCAGCAGTACTCATTGTGTCTGTTTCTCCATAGTGAATAGTGCGCGGGCAACATAATTGCGTGGCTCTATTCCCTTTTCTGCTATTTTTCTGGCAATCAAGAACGCGATACGCTTTATTTCCTCTTCATTCTTGCCGCCTATTTTTTGAAAGACCCAAGGAAACAATGCGTTGACGGGCGGCATCTTACCTGGAATCCTGCCTTCATTCATTACTGCAGCCCATATTAGACGCGAGCCGACAAGAATACTGCCATCAGGCAGTTTGTGCGTTTCCCATGAATTTTTTAGCTGTCCAGTAAAAACAAGATCATCCACATCAATCTCATGCTGTATCTGCTCTACGATGTCATTAGCCACATCTGCTAGGATCTTGTCGACCAGATGAAAGTCTTCCCCACCGAATTCTGCGGTAACCATTAGCCATACACCACGACATGACCCGCACCTTTGATGTAATCAAGCAGTTGTTTTTCTGCTGTTTCCAAGAGTTTTGTTCCGCGTTGATCCTCCTTGATACGTGCTAGATATCTGCCAGCAGCATAGTTTGATGAGGCCCTCGCGATGATGTCTGGTACGGGAGAAAGTGCTGTACTGTTACCCATGACAGAGTCAACCCAAGCATCACCTTCACCGCCGAAAGTTGCAAGAAGTGAATCTATAGAAGTATCGCTATCCTGAATCTCGATATTGGCCTTGATGAATGTCAATGTGTAATACGCCATGGTATTGCTTAGACAACCTCCAAGATAAAGTCTTGCGTGCTGTCGATCTTTGTCGTGCCAGTATAGATTTCGACTCGTGCAAAGAACTGCGTTAGCGTGATAAAGTCGCCTTCTTTGACTGTGTACTTGCATGTCCCGCCTGCTCCGCTTACAATAGTACAATCTTTCTGAAATACTTGCTGCATCATTCTGACGCTTGGCCTGTAGAGCGCGAATTTTGGGACGAGTCCAGTAAGGTTGACAGCGGATCCCGCGCTGTTCTGAATCGTGAAATTGATGTCATCACCAAAATTGGCAAGGGGAATCTTTTTGAGCTGAGCAGGGCGGTAAGGCGTTGTACCTGTCTTTAGCGTGACAGAAATCGAGGCCATGAATCAGTTATTTCGATACTGGATTATTAGGTCTTGTTTGATTTCTTCACAATCTTGGAAACGGCCTTCTACTGAAGCGAACAATGGATCCTTGGCTAGATTCATACACAGTTCAAATCTCGCCTTTACGTCGTCTGTTTCCTTTTGTGTCAATCCCGCATATTCCCCTACAAAGTTCGGTAGGTTTCTTGCTACAACGACAAACAAAGCCACTACAACGGTAAATCCCACAGCGCCCACCACAATCAATTGCCATGATTTCATGTTGTAGGTATGTTTTTGGCGATAAATAAAGGTGTCAGTATCGGTCTTTAAATGGACGTTCAAGTGGTATCTGGACCTGTCGGTATTTCTGCCACGCTCGCTCGTATTCTACAGTCCGCAAATCGTCATTCATGCAGATTGTGACCCCGCCTATCAGGTTGCTGTATTCTCCGCGCAGGCGAAAAATTCTGTTTCCTTGCTTTACAACACAATGAGCGCCGTAATATTCGAATTCCTGCGGATTAATGATGATGCGCGGTGCAGGGCTATGGCTGCCCTCAGAGTTCTTTGTATCGATGTTGTAAATGCCGGGCCCAGTCAACTGCTCTACTTGTTTCATCCAACCTCGAATGTCGCCTTCTAGCCATTCGTCAGAGTCAATCACCAGTAAATGCTTCCAGGGACAGGCTTTCAAGTAGACGTTACGCTTTTCAAATTCTTTCAAGTTTGGGGCGTCAATCAGTTTGGCGTTGTCATACTGTGTACAGAGTTCGCGCGTGCCATCGGTGGACAGCGGGGATTCTGCAGGATAGCCTTCGTAGACGCCATCCACGACTAACACCAAGTCAAAATCAGCCAGTGAATCAAGGCAACGTTTCAGACTTTTCGCATCTTGAAAAACAGGAATTGCAGCACAGATCATTGTCTCTTTGTCCACGTCCAAATATTATAATTTAACCTGTTTTTGCTGAAATATGAATAACCCTGCTTCTTGATGAAGCCGTGAGATTCGTAGTCATGTTGATAATAGTAGCTGCCGTTTGGCTTCGGCTCAATGGTTTCATAGATTACGAGACCCAATCTGGATATGCGCTTGAGTTCATGGATGATAAAGTCAAGACTCGATGGAGGAATATGACAGAGAACCGAGCAGGTAAACACAACATCGATAGAGCTTGATGGCAACAGGGCAAGAGCTTGCTCGTCGCCCTCTATTACATTACGGCCTTGCGACTGTGCAAGTGCAACTGCCTGCGGGCTGATATCAATACCATACACGTTCTTGATGCCACGGCTTGACAGCAAGTCCAAATTCTTTCCCTGTCCTGCGCCAAATTCCAAAACGCTTTTCGGTTGAAATTGTAGAATCGTGTCAGCAAGATCGTGATGACATGGACGAATAAGATTATCTTCAAGATAATGAAAGCGGAAAAATTCTTTAGACATAAAAAGAGAAAGAAGAGAGGTCTTCTTATGTCTTTGTCGTGCTGATTCTGCAACCAGAGTTTTCGAGTATTCTCTTGCCTACTGCACGATGTCTTCCACTGACGAAGACCTGTGCGACGTCGTTGCGCCTGTCTGCTTCGAATTCCAGACCTCCGCCAGACTGAACACCAAGGCCAGATGTCAAGCCTTTTGTCAGCATGACATTGCGCCACATGTCGTTTGTGTCGTCGTTGAACGGTATTGCCGTGTCGACTACAATCTGCGAGCCATAAATCATTTCCAGAACGGCATCGGTAGTAATTTCTGGCTTGGCAAACTGATAGTAGTTATTAAGGTTGGTGTCTACGAGCAACTCGTAGTATGGCTGCGGTGCAAGTATTGTTACCTGCGCTCCTGGCGTGACTGGGAAGCCCTGTGCAGCGATAAGGCGCTTTGCAGCAACAATACCCTCCCGCTTCATCGGATCGCTTGCGAGGTTTTCTGCAGAGATTACCGTTCCGTCGTTGCCATCTACCCAATTAGTTGGGGTAAAGCCTGATTCGGAAAATCCGCCAGAACTTGTGCCAACAATGAATGCATTCTCATCTGCAATTGCCCGAAGCCCGATAACTTCATTGACGAAGGCCAGTATTCCACCTGGAATATCATGCACGTCGTAGTATCCGACCTTGACGCCCATCACACGTTTGCTCAACTGTGCTTGCTGTCTTGTTACTGTCACTGTTCTGTCAGTGAATGTCGTTCCGACTGTCTGATCCTCGAATCCTGCAGAGCCTGCGTTTCCAGTGTACCAGTTGACCAAGTCCGTACCTTCGCCAGCTTCGACGAGATTTGTAAACTGCCTGATAGCGGTTTTTGTCAAGTCAGTTGGATCAAGAAGTATCTGGTTTTGGAATGTAATTGCTGGAACGTTTGTTGCAGTGATAGCTTCCTTGATTGTCTTGTTGATAGTGAACTGCCCTGTTCTTCTGTCCATGTCGTGGTCTCGGAGCCACGCTTCCTTTTTCACATCCCACGCCATCGACATCTTTTCTCTATCGTTCCAGAATTCCATGAACTTGGAATACTTTTCCTGAATGATTGACATCCGCTGTGGGGCAACTTCAGCGATTGGTTGGGTCTTTACCTTACTTCTGTCTGCAAGCTCCTTGTTCATCGATTTAAGCTGCTCAATGACTGGATTGACAACCTGCTCGAGTTCGGCCTTACCGACGACGCTTGGCTGTTGTGCTCTCCTTTCTTCGGCTTTGTAAGCAGCCTGTGTAATTGTTTCATTGGCTTTCTTGCCAAGCGAAGAATCTGGATCAACAGCTGACATGCTTTCCTCGGCCTTCTTAGCCCTGAACCATGACAGCATAGACTTCAATTCTTCAGTTGTTTTAACATCTTGCTTCATCAATGCGTCGAATGATTGTGATTCTTGTTTTTTCATGACGCATTTTCCTGCTTCTGCGTCCCATTCTTGCCCATCAGGGCACTCCTCCATTTCTTTTGTTGGCTGTGTAGCAGACAATCTGCTCTTGCATGAGCATTCGCGTTTTAAGGAACTATCCTCTTTAAACATTGCAGGGTCTGCTTTGGACCTGTCGCCTCCAAGAGAGTGGAAAAATATGTATCCACATAATTCGTCTGATTTTCCAGTTGCCTTGCATGCATCCCACCAAGCCTGCGGCGGGCGTTCGTCGTTTGGCTCGGCAACATATCTCTCAACTATCTGTACTGAGCTTTCTGGAATTCCAGGCTCCAAAACCAAGGCCATGCGCTCAATATTTGTATTCGCAACACACGCGTTGTAGCATTTATTTTCTCCACATACTTCTGTAGACTGACAGCCTCCCTCCAGCGAGGTATGATATTCTTGCCCGTCTTTGAGCTGTTGTTCAAGTGTTGAATCGTGGATTTCGCCAGCGTATTCAAGTCGCTGCAGCTCAGAATTCCACGAGAGTTTAGCGATGCCAATCGTATGATCGTGATTATGTTCGAGGTCCACGACAACAGTTTTGCCATGGTTTTTTGCGAGCTGCTCTGGAAGATAGAGTACATTGTTTCTGCTGACGCGTGGAGTAGCAAGCACGCCTGCAATTCTCGTACTTTCTGCAGTCTTGCTGACTTTTGTCAAGGCCTCAGCTATAACATGGCGGTGCACAAACTGACTGAATGAAAGAGAGAAAACAGAACTATCTCAGACGGGCGATACGGCAGCGGTCATTGGGATGTGCGGTGTATTGCCGTGCAGTATCTTGAACGACTCTTCTAGCATCTCTCTTGCAATTTCTGAAAGAAGCCCGTCCGTCATTTCAATTGTTCGAGGCTCTTTGCAGTCATGGGTTTGCGCTTCTTTTCCTGCTGTACTTTGTCTGCCAATGGGAAGTTCATCTGCCGTATTGCTTCGCGTGCTTCGTCTCTATCGATGATTCCAGAACCTACCAGCGAAATCACCTGGTCCAGCGTTATCTCGGTCTTGTCTGGCACGCCCCAGTGAAATTCTAGCTTTGTTTTGGCAATATCAAAGCCGTTGAGTTCAAGCAATGGCTTGTAGATTTGTTGCTCTATCTGTTCCTCCCACCTGCGCTTAATTCCTTCCAGAGAACGAGAGAACATCTCACGTCCTGATTCTGCACTGGCATACGTAGCGTTGGATATGCCCGTTGCGGTCATCAGCTTGGCTGTTGGAGCCTGCAGTGCGTTTTCCTTCGCATTAGTCAGGACTTCGATATAATCCTTGAACCTGCCAGACGTATCAAGTTGCTCCTGCATAATTTCAAACTTGGCGTTGACATAACCACGCTCGCCAGGTTTCATCAGCTTGTCTCTAGCCATCTGGTCTTTCAACTTCTCTTCACCCGCATTCTCATAGACATGCCAAACGCGAGGTGCAGCCATCTTGTGAATGATTCTGGCATAGTCCTGCCGCATCAGTGCGTCAACGTCTGCGAGACTCCACGGCTCATTTTCAAACTCAAAGAACGGGATAACGAGACTGTGGAATATTCCAATAGGCCATGCCATGCGCCCGACATCGATATGAGAGAATCGCAGGAACTGGTCGGCTGGCAGGTCTTTGTATGTCTGATTCATCGTCTGCTGGATATAGAATTCTATCTTGCCGAACTTGTCACGCCTGCAGGCGATGATAGAGCGCATGTCAGTTGGCACAATATCAAAGTCCTTGTCCTGTATGACTTCAGCCAGCGCAAGTCCAAGCATCAGCGTGTCTCCCAGTAGTATTGAAAGTTTGCTCTCAAAGTTATGCTTCGTGTTCCATTCTTTCACGAACTCAACTACTGAATCATCTTCAGCAGTGACGTAGAAGCCGGGGCCGATTATCTCGTTTCTATACGCGTTGACTGCAGACTGGATGCCAGGGTCTTTCAGGTAATATTCGTAGATTGAGCGGTGTGGGACAGAAGGAAACTCCCATGTTATCCCGCTCTCGTAGACTTGTACAGCCGATGCAGCGGCTTCTTTCAGCTGTGGCTTGTAGAGCTTGAAATTTTCAGAAAAGGAAAAGTCCTGCGGTGTAAACTCGGTGACTGGTATGGCTGTCTTGCGTTTTGGCAGTGTCTTGCTTTCGTTCTCTGCGGTGAAAATACCCATGTTGACAGATGCATTTCACGATTACACTAGAACTATCCGTTGACGATGCGAATGCTTGATGAGCTGCGAGGAGCTTCATTGTCGTGTTCTGTCACACCAACTAGGTCTGAGCTAAAGTAATCTACTGCCATGATGAATCCGTCATAGAGGTCAAACGTGGCTATCTCTTTATCAACCGTCCCTTTCTCATTCTTGCGCGCTGACCGCAGCTGTTTGAGCAGTTCTTCGAAACTAGGATCTATCACGACTTGTTGAGCCTTCACTTGCATGCTTGCGTTGTCTGTCATTATCTGCCCGCGCTCACGAAATGAGACTGGCTGCGTGCTTATTTCTCTGCGCATGTCTTCTATCAGTCCAGAAATTGCCGAGTCGATTCGTATCTGTTTGTAGCCGTATGTCTGTATTGACTGTCGTATGATGCTGATTAGCTCCGTCTGGCTCGGCCTTGCGTATTGCTGGGCCTGTATGACATACAGCTTGCCATCGCGGCGCTCCATGCCAACAAGCCCTGACTTGCTAGAGCCGTAGCCAGGGTCAATCGTCAATATTTTCTCGCAGTCTGGCTGTGGTCGTAAGTCATACTGCTTTGTGCAGGCTTGAAGCGCTGCAATATCGAAAATGTCTCCCGAGCCATGGCCCCACTGATGCATATAGTTTCTTGCAAAGCTCGGCGAGTCCTTGATTTTGTTGATTTGCTCTTCGTTGTACAAACTCGTT